TTTGCTGTCATTATTGACAGTGATTGAGATTCTACATAACAGAGTTGATCCTGTCCACTGTTTTTTTATACAGTAGTTCGATGGCTAGGAAATGGCACCAACAAAAACCCTCACACCACAATTTGGTCCTACCAATTTGGTCCTACCAATTATCGAGTGATTGTTCGATAGCCAGTAGATATATCGAGCGCTCGTTCTATGTAGTGGGGTCGATTGAAGGCAGGGGGAGGGGGGAGATGGGGTCAGTAATAATTATAGTAGCCCCCCAAACTTGCAAAAGAGCAATTTCAAACCAAAGCCAACTGGCTGATTTAGCTAAGGATATTTTAAAAAGTAATTTTTAGGCTGAAATAGCTAATAGAATAGGTTAGCGACTACTAACATAAGAATTGCTTGCAATCACCCAAAATAACGTGATAGGGTTGCGAAAGGTGTTTCAGAGGTTGACCATAACTCAACTGAATGTCTGGCATAGACTTTAAAGGTTGCGGTAGAAATACGACAGACAAGCATCAGAAAATCCTGCGCTGTCCTACAGATGACAACAGGAACCTGGAGATCCTAGAGAATTGATGCGAGTTATAGCTAAGTAGTTAATCCAAGGAAACTTGGCAGGGGTCATAATCACCATTGTGGTTATGTAAAATGAGTACCACACCATTAGGTGTTGTTAGCTGAGACAAGAAATAAGAATACTCAGACTAACACAGAGGTCTTTGATTTGGCTAGGTCAAGGTATCTCCAGGGGAAAATCTGTAAATATATCTACCATGTTAGTAAGCACTAACTTATGACAGATTCTAGCGATACATTTGATAACCTTGAGTTTGCTAAGGCTGAGAACATAGTCGAGCCAACTGTAAGAAAAAAGAAAAAGAAGAAAGTAGAGAAAATAAAGAATGCAGAATTAGTCGGCCCTAAAAGAGGAAGAGGAAGGCCCAAGAACCCCAATAGGTTGATGACCAGGGATCAGTGGGCAGAAGAGCAGAAGAAGAGAGCTGGCAGACCTAAAGGAATGCGTACTGCTGTTAAGAAGCTTGAAGAAAGGCTCTTATCGGCAAATAGAATAGAATTAGTCATAGACTCTATTGTTAGAGCTGCTACTGATGACGATCACAAGAATCAGGCAGCGGCTTGGAAGTTAATCATGGACAGGATGGCTCCCCTTAGTCATTATGAAAAGAATAAGGGTGGAGACAAACCAATTATCCAGATTAACGTATCTTCGATGGAATCTATAAACTCTGTAGAGCCTATAGAGCCTATAGAGGCTATAGACGGCGAAACTGTAGATGAATAACCTGATTGACTTGTTAGTCTCTCACGAAGGGCTAACTCATAAGCCTTATCGGTGTACTTCGGGGAAGCTAACTATTGGAGTAGGAAGAAACCTCGATGACATGGGGTTATCTGATTCTGAGATCTACTTTATGTTAAAGAACGATATAAGCCGTGTTGATGAAGAATTAACCAATGCTTTTCGTTTCTATAAGAATTTAGACCAGGTTAGGAAGGATGCTCTAATTAATCTGGGTTTTAACTTGGGAATCCCCAAGTTAAGAGATTTTAAACTAGCTATGCAGGCTTTAGAGCTTAAAGACTACTCAGAAGCCTCTATGGAGTTTTTAGACTCTCTCTGGGCTACTCAAGTAGGTGGAAGGGCTTTAGATATTGCCCACATGATTAAATACGGTGAGTATCCAAAATGAAAGGCGTTAATCATTATTTAAAGGATGGAGCCATTCATAAAGGTAAAACCCATAAACATCCTGATGGAACCATAATGTCTGGGGCCAAGATGTCGAAAAGCTCTAAAAGGTTATTCCATTTTAACGAATTAACGAAAACTGCACAGAAAAAAGCCAGGAGTCAGTGGAATGTATAACTACGGAAAGAAGAAAAAGAAGAAAAAAGGTAAGTAATGAGGCCTGAAACTTACTATTCATTAGGCGATAGCTTAACTGCGGGGTCTTCTAATACGATCTTTACAGTGCCTACTGGTTATGAAGCTAGAGTTACTATGGTTTATATAACCAATAATACTGGCTCAAGTAAGTCTTTTTCAGCCTCCTGGTTTGATAATGGTACAGAAATACCATTTGCAGCGAGTAAATCCTTAAATAGTAAGGATTTCATACAATATGGAGGAGAGTTTGGAGAGTTTCTTGTCATGGATGAAGGTGATTACATGACAATTACTCCAGAGGCTGGCTCTACGTTTGTTTCAATAGTCTCTTTTATATTATTAAAGCACGATGGAACAAAGTTTAACTTTTAATGAACTTAGATATTTCATTATTAACCTGGCAACAAGAAGTATGGAACGATCCTGTAAGGTTTAAGGTAGTTGCTGCTGGTAGAAGAACAGGTAAATCACGTTTAGCGGCCTATTTACTACTGGTAAATGCTTTACAGACTGATAAGGGACACGTTTTTTACGTTGCTCCTACTCAGGGACAGGCCAGAGACATTATGTGGAACCTTTTATTAGAGGTTGGGCATGATGTTATTGAGGGTTCTCACGTTAATAATATGCAAATCAGGCTTATTAACGGGATTACCATCTCATTAAAGGGTGCTGACAGACCAGAAACCATGCGTGGTGTGTCTCTCAAGTACCTCGTATTAGACGAATACGCAGACATGAAGCCTGATGTCTGGGAACTAATTTTAAGACCAGCTTTAGCTGACTTAAAAGGAAGTGCTTTATTTATCGGTACACCAATGGGTAGAAATCATTTTTATGAACTCTACAAACAGGCTGAGTTAGGTAGCGACACCGATTTTAAGGCATGGCATTATACAAGCTACGACAACAATCTCTTGGATAAAAATGAGATTGATCGTGCTAAGAAGTCTATGAGTTCTTATGCTTTTAGACAGGAGTTCATGGCCTCTTTTGAGGCTCGTGGACCTGTGATGTTTAAGGAGTCGTGGGTATCTTTTAGCTCAGAAGAGCCTGCTGGGGATTATTATATAGCTATTGACCTTGCTGGTTTTGAGGAGGTTGGGAAGAAAAACAAGACAAAACGACTAGATAATACCTCAATCTCTATAGTTAAAGTCCATGAAAATGGGTGGTGGGTAAAAGATATTATTGTTGGCAGATGGTCTTTAGACGAAACGGCAAGAAAGATATTCCAAGTCGTTAGAGATTATGAGCCAGTATCAGTTGGAATAGAAAAAGGCATTGCCAGACAAGCTGTTATGTCTCCTCTAACTGATCTGATGAAGAAGTATAATCGTTTCTTTAGAGTAGAAGAACTTACTCATGGAAACAAAAAGAAAACTGATCGTGTCATGTGGGCATTACAGGGAAGGTTTGAAAACGGTTTAATTCTGTTAAACAAGGGAGATTGGAATATTCAATTCATGGATGAGTTGTTTCAATTTCCAGACCCCTTAACCCATGACGATATGATTGATTCTTTAGCTTATATAGATCAATTAGCTAAAGTGGCATATTCATACGACTTTGAAGATGATACTTATGAAGTCTTTGATAGAGTAGCTGGGTACTAACTATGTTAGATAGAGAAGAGTTCACAATTCAAGAGTCTATCGAAAGCTGGGTCATAGAGAAGTGCGACTCCTGGCGAGATCACTTTGAAAATAACTACGAAAACAAATTCGATGAATACTATCGTCTTTGGAGGGGATTGTATTCTTACGAAGATAAGACCAGAGATTCTGAAAGATCTCAAATTATATCTCCAGCTCTACAACAAGCAGTTGAATCTTCTGTAGCTGAGATTGAAGAGGCTACTTTTGGTAGAGGTAACTTCTTTACTATTAGAGATGACCTTCAAGACCAGGAAACTCAAGACATTGTTTATCTGAGAAATCAACTTTATCGAGACTTTCAAAGAAACAAGATTAGGAAAGGCGTAGCTGAGTGTTTAATTAACGCTGCTGTCTTTGGTACTGGCGTTGCCGAGATAGTAATTGAGCAAGAAAAAGAAATGAAGCCAGCATCTCAGCCTGTTATGGAAGGTCAAATGCAGGCTGTTGGTGTTTTGATTGGTGACAGGACTGTATGCAAATTGCGTCCTGTTTTGCCTCAGAACTTTTTGATTGACCCTGTAGCTACTTCTATTGAGGATGCTATTGGTGTAGCTATTGATGAATATGTACCTTATCACTCTGTAGAGCTTCTTCAGGAGAAGGGCGTTTACAGAGATGTGCCTATTCAATTAGCTCCAGAAGACTCTGACTTAGATCCAGACCACGAATTAACAGATCAGCCTGATGATAAGGTTAGGCTTACTAAATATTATGGTTTAGTTCCAAGAAATTTAATCGAACAAGAAGAAGAATTTGAAGACTCTTCTGAAGACAAGTCTTACTATGTAGAGGCAATTATTGTTATTGCTAATGGTGGAACTCTCCTAAAAGCAGAGAAAAACCCCTACATGATGCAGGATAGACCTGTTGTGGCTTTCCCTTGGGATATTGTTCCAGGCAGATTCTGGGGGAGAGGGGTCTGTGAGAAAGGCTATAACTCTCAAAAGGCTCTTGATGCTGAATTAAGAGCAAGAATTGACGCGCTTGCCCTCACGGTTCATCCCATGATGGCAATGGACGCAACACGTTTACCCCGTGGCGCTAGACCCGAAGTTCGCCCTGGTAAAATCCTGTTGACTAATGGCGACCCTAGAGAGGTTCTTCAACCATTTAATTTTGGTCAAGTCTCTCAAATTACGTTCGCCCAAGCAGACGCCCTGCAAAAGATGGTTCAGACCGCAACCGGAGCCATTGATTCTGCTGGTATTCCAGGTTCTATCAACGGTGAGGCTACCGCTGCGGGGATTTCTATGTCCCTTGGAGCTATTATTAAGCGCCATAAGAGAACTTTAATTAACTTTCAGGAATCATTTTTGATACCTTTCGTAACAAAGGTAGCTCATCGTTATATGCAGTTTGAGCCAGAAATCTATCCTGTTAATGATTATAAGTTTGAAGTTACTTCTTCTCTAGGGATTATTGCCAGGGAGTATGAGGTTACTCAGTTAGTTCAGCTTCTTCAAACAATGTCTCCAGAGTCTCCTCTGTATTCTGCTTTGATTCAGTCAATCATTGACAATATGAATCTTGCTAACAGGGAGCAATTAATTCAAACGCTTCAACAAGCTGGTCAGCCTACTCCAGAGCAGCAGCAGGCTCAACAAGCTGTTCAACAGGCTCAGATGGCGTTTCAAGAGTCTCAAACTAATGCTCTTAATGGTCAGGCTGCAGAATCTCAAGCCAGAGCGCAGAAGATTGCAGCAGAGACTAAAGCTATTCCTGTTGAGCTTGAGAATGATCGTATTAAAGCAGTGTCTACTAATCTAAGGGTAGGCACTCAGGATGATAAAGAATTTGAAAGAAGGCTGAAAGCTACAGATAGGATGCTGGCAGAACGAAAGCTTAATCTTGAAACCGCCAAGGCGTTGAAATGATAACTAATAGAGAAATGCAAAACATCTTGGATCAAGTCAATTTGATTTTTTTAAGACTTGAGAAAAGATTAGAAGAAATAGAAAAACAGTTAAAAGATTTCGATAAGCCCACTAAATCGAGGAGGACGAAAGGTGGATCAGGAGACGGAAAAGCATTATGAAGCCTTGGTTGATATGTTTGCAACCGATGGCTGGAAAGTATTAATGGAAGAGTTTAAGAGTAACGCTCTTCAAATAAATTCTGTTGAGGCAACGAAGGATAACGATGATATGCACTTTCGTAAAGGACAGTTAAATATTATTGCCTTCTTGTTAAACATGGAATCTACCATTGAGCATTACGCTAACGAGGGTAGCAATGATTCTGTTTGATTTTGTATGTGAGGCTGGACATTCTACTGAAAGTCTTGTTTCACGTGAAGTTAAAGAGATTGATTGTCCTCAGTGTAATCAGGTAGCTCGGAGGATCATTTCTCCTGTTCGATGTAGTTTAGATCCAACCTCTGGTCATTTTCCAGGTGCTACAGAGAAGTGGATTAAGAACAGAGAAGAAAAGATGAAACTAGAACGTAAGGCAGCCGATCAATAGTCCAATATACTCAAAGGAGTTTCAGGGTAGCTAAAGTCGGTCTTATAGAGGTTTAATAATGGCTAAACTAATTGACCCAGTAGAGGTAGATGAAAAATTTGACAAGCTGGATTCTGTCCCAGAAGAGGAGCCTGTAGAGCAATCTGCAGAGAAGCCTGAAGAAGGGGTAGCAGAGTTACCACAGCAATACCGCAATAAGTCTATAGACGAACTTGTTAAGATGCACCAGGAAGCTGAAAGCAGATTGGGGACTCAAGGCAATGAGTTAGGAGAACTTAGAAAGGTAGTTGATGACTTCATTCTTAAACAGTCTGAAAACAAAGCACCGGAGCCTGCTGAAGAGATAGATTTCTTTGCAGATCCAGATAAGGCAGTTGAAAGCAAGATTGCTAACCATCCTGCTATTAAGGAAGCGCAAGCAGCGAGCTTACAATTTAAACAAAACCATGCTAAGGAGGCTATTTTAAGCAAACATCCTGATGCCATTAATCTCATTCAAGATAGTAATTTTATTAACTGGGTGAGCAACAGTGAGATTAGGAAAGAGCTTTTTTCAAGGGCTGATAAGAATTATGATTTTGCTGCAGCAGATGAGCTTTTTTCTCAATATAAAGCTATCCAAGCAGTAAAGTCAGATGCTTCTCAGGCTGAGAAAGATTCTCGTAAGGATGCTATTAATAAAGCTTCTACTGGTAGTGTTAAGGCTAGTTCTGAAAAATCTTCAAGAAAGATATATCGAAGGCAGGATATTATTGAACTTATGAAGACTGACAAGTCGCGATATCTTGCTATGGAGCCTGAGATTATTAAGGCTTATAGGGAGAATCGCGTTAGATGAGGTAATTAAAAATGGCTGGTGAAACTTCTGGCGCTTACTTTACCGCGAATGCGGTAGTAGACAAAACCGCAGCAGATACTTTTGTACCTGAAATATGGTCAGACGAAGTAATTGCTGCTTATCAAGCATCTCTGAAAATGGCTCCTCTGGTCAAGAAAATGGCTATGAGTGGCAAGAAAGGAGATGTTATTCACATTCCTAAGCCTACTCGTGGTAGTGCTAATGCTAAAGCAGAAGCAACTGCTGTCACGATGCAGGCTAACCTGGAAAGTGAAACCACTATCACTATTAATCGTCACTACGAATACTCTCGTTTGATCGAGGATATTGTAGAGGTACAGGCTCTTGCTTCGCTTCGACAGTTTTACACTGAAGATGCTGGCTATGCTCTTGCCAAGCAAGTAGATGATGATTTGTTCCGAGCTGGCACAGGCTTTGGTTCAGGTACTCTTGACCTGACTGTTGCTGTTTCTGGTACTTGTACTGGTACTGCTTGGGAAAGTGCTAACTCTTACTTTGTTGACGCATCAACTGGTTTGACTGCATACACTGATGATACCGTTGTAGCCACTGACGTATTTACTGATGCTGGTTTCCGCGCTCTCATCAAGCTGATGGATGACAATGACGTTCCTATGACTGATCGTGCATTTGTTATTCCTCCTGCTTTGCGTTCTGCCATCATGGGTACTGAGCGTTATGTTTCTTCTGATTTCCGAGACAGCAAGACTGTACAGTCTGGCTTGATTGGTTCAGTTTATGGCATTGACGTTTACGTATCTTCTAACTGCCCTCTGATTGAAGATGCAACTTCAAACAGTGCTGGTACTGTTGATGTGCGTGGAGCTTTCCTGATCCACAAAGATGCACTTGTTCTTGCTGAGCAAATGAGCGTTCGTTCTCAAACTCAGTACAAGCAAGAGTATCTCTCGACCCTTTACACTGCAGATGCTCTCTATGGTGTTCAGGCTCATCGTCCGGAAGCAGGATTCATCCTGGTTGTTCCAGACGCCTAAGAAGGTGAGGACTGGGGGGCGTAAGCCCCCTGGTCTATTCTTATGAAGAAAGATTCAAGGTTACAAAGAGCTGGAGTTTCTGGGTATAACAAACCTAAAAGAACTCCTAATCATCCAACGAAAAGTCACGTTGTTGTGGCTAAGTCAGGGGATCAAATCAAAACAATAAGATTTGGTCAGCAGGGAGTTAGTGGAGCAGGGAAAAACCCTAAAACTGAGAAAGAAAAAGCTCGCAGACGATCTTTTAAGGCTCGTCACGCG